TTAACTATATTATATCCATCCTTATCTTTTTTGGTAGATACCGTGATTGAGCCATACATACTTTCTTCTCCATAATCTACCTTTTCAACTAATGTTTTTTCTACATTGTCTATATAAAACTCGTGATTTGTAGCCATTACTGATAACCAATTTAAAATGTTAGAATCACCGTGAGAATCTATCTCAAAAGTTTCTAACTCATCTAAATAGGTGTCTTTAAGGTGTAAACTTGCACTTCCACCTATTCTATTGTTGTTTACTTCGGCATCTACTTTATTCCTGCCTAAACCGTACATTGGAATAGTTAATATAAAGTAACCACCGTTTTCGTAATCGTATAAATTTCTGTTAAAATAATTTTTAGAAGCTATTGTAATAAATTTTCTGCCATCACCATCATCACTATTCATAAATTCAACTAATGTAGAAGTATAAATAATGCATCCCGTTGAATCTTCTATTTCTAACCTACCACAAAAAAAATCGTTTGAAATAAAAGCTACCGAAACTAATCTATTATTATTAAACACAAATCTTGACTTTAATTCTAATCTATCACAACCATTTGAAATAAAAAGTTTACAATTAGAAATTAACTTACTAGGTAACGTAAAGTCTAAATCTATTGGAATTAAAATATTCTGAATAACTCCTATTTCTAATTTATAAGGATATTCAGCACCGAAATATTGAGCGTTTTGAGGATTTCGCTTATCTGTTAATTCTGATAAACTTCTATAAAATCTTATCGGTGAATGATACCAAAAACTACTCATTGAAATATTTTTAACAAAATTAGTAATTATTTTTAATTATTCTAAATATAAATTAGATTTTATTTTTGTTTTTATGTAAATAATTTTTACATTTGTAATCTGGACGCAGCCATATTAATTTTTCTTGGGATTATTTTAATTTAAGCGGGGTAATTCCCGCTTTTTTATTTTATGTAACCTCTAATCGTTAATTCATTGTACTTTTTGTCGTGTTCTAAGGCTTTATCACCCATAGGATATACTTTATATTCAACCCCATCTAAATTTAGCTTTATATAGCCTCTATTGTCTTTCCAAGTGTCAGTTTCATATCTCCATTTATTTAATAAATCTATAAACTCATAAAACATAACGTTTAATATTGTAACCTCTATTTCTTCGCTACTGAAATAAGGTTGTTTATAATTTCGTAAATCAGCTAAACTTATATTTTCGTTTAATTGTACTAAGTTTTGTATTTCATTATTTAAACTTGTGTCATTAGCTTTTAGTTTTACTTTTCCATTGTTCTTATAACTATTAATTATAATGTTTTCTGTACTTAATTTTTTATCAAATCCTCCGCCATAAAAACCAAACCATCTTGCTAATTGAAATTTCGGATTATGCCTTAAATTTACAGAAGTTTCTTTATCTCTTACATTTTCAATATCACTAAAACCATCAAATGTTCTATTTTTAATTATATCTTTAACGACAAATGATATTCTAGTGTTTATTTTTCCTTCTACTATATCTATATTTTTGTCTAATGTAAGTTTATATTTATCTATTTCTAATATTTTGTACGTTCCAACATTAAAACCTGCTAAAACGGTAAAATCCATTCCTAATTGCAAAGGTATAACGTCAAATGGTGGATTATAGCATTTTAATAATAAATTTCCGTTTGAATCTATATCGTGTTCGCAACTATATAAAACACCTACATCAGTATAAATATCTTTTTTTACTAAATCTATAATTGCGATTTCATCGTCTTTATCATTTGTTGATGATGAGTTATCGTCAATTAATGAACTTATTTCATCTTCATCAATAATTGCATCAGATTTTTTATCAAATGTTTTTTTTACTGTTTTTAATGGAGTTGTTGCTTCTAATTTGGTGTTAAAATTTAATAAATCGCCATCTTTATTTGTAGAGAATTTCTTTGTTCCAAATAGCAATTTATTAAAACTAATGTCTGAATTGTTTTTAATGTTTAAACTTTCATGTTCAAATTCTTTATGACTTAAATCGTAAGAAACTACATCTTTAAAGAAATAATCTATTGTTTCAACAACTAGAAATTTGTCTTGTAAATCACACCCTAATCCTAATAATGGCGAAGCTCCTTTATTGAAAACACTATCCATTGAAGCCATTATTTTTTCTTCACCTAAGAATATATTTGCTACACCTCGTAGAAAAAGCCCAGTGGTAACACCTGTATTATACCATTGACCTCCATTACTTAATGAATTACTTTTTACGGTTACATAACCATCTGAATATCTATCAGAAATTGATTGTAATGCATCTTTTAATCTTAATACCCTTGATTTTCTTGAAGGTGTACCAATATAAGTTTTTATTTTTAATGATGTATCTGTATTTCTAGCAATACAATCGCTATTTTTATCCATTGTTACGCCATTGTCTAACTTATAAAAAACATCTACAATATCATCTTTATCTATAAAACCTAATTCATAAATTTTATTTTGTATAGCCATTACCTCATAAGTAATTCCATTTATATCTTCTATTGATGAATTCTCTAATATAATATCTCTTGAAGTATTATTATATCCACTTCTAATTCTTGCGATTAATTTAAAAGGCGTTGCTGAATTTGATTGTTTTATAATAACATCTAAATTACTTATTTCTAATTTAACTAAATCATAACTTATATCCGCTTGAAATAAAACTCTTGTAAATTGATAAACATAATCACCATGAATTAAACCATTGTCATAACTATGATAAGAACCATAAGATCCTCTATAAGATAAATCATATCCAAATTGTCTATCAGAATATAAATATTGGTGAAAAAATTCATTAGGATTTCCTTTATATCCCGAACTTGAAGATTTAAAACTAAATATATCTTCTCTTTGGTCGGGTTTAAAAAAATAAAAATTCTGTAATAATTTATTACCATGTTTATAAACTATATTAGTATAATTAGCTTTGGCAATAGTATTATCATCTAATGATTTTTCAGAAAATAGATTTACAGAGGTATCATCTCTATTTGCCATCCTACTAGCTGATTCAGATATTCTTATTTCAGTAGATATTACTTTTTTTTCTTTTTCATATCCTATTTTAAACTTATTAAAATTTATTTCATATCTATCTAATAAAACATCTATTTCTTCGTTTTTATTTTTTACTTTGTATTTAAACGTTACAATAGCATCTATTCCTTGCTCTTCATTTACAAATTCTAAAATATCAAATGTTTTTTTATCCTGGTTTTCTAATATTGAGATTTGTTGAGATTCTCCCAAAATCACATTCTTTACATTGAAAAAATCATCACCAACATCAACCAAAGAAATAATTTCATCAAAACCATCTGGCTTTAAAATACTATAAGTACCTTGTTTTGCCCCACTTTTTACCTCAATAAAAAATGTTTCTTCTACTTTCTCTTGATATAATGCGTGTTTTATCATTTTCTTCTGTTTTTAGATTTACCAACAATAACTGGAAGTTTACCATCTTTTTCCATATAAACAAATCCATCTAATTCATAGATATTTGTTTTGTCAAATTTAGCAAATGTTTTTTCAAATTTCTTACCTACTTTTTCCGCTAATTCGTCTATATCTACTCCCTTATTAATTATTATTGGTGCTTTAAAATCGTTAATACCTATTCCATTGAATAGCTTATTACCTACTTTAGGCAATTTATCGGTGTTTTTAATTATTGAACTTGTTTCACTTGCGGTATAAACTTTATCACCTTTTTCCATTAAAGTCAATTGCGCACCTCTATTGCTACCTAATGATTTGATATTATCATTTTTATCTGTAATAATCTCTGCACCTCTTTCTTGGGTAAATGCAAAACCTCCTAATGCGTTTTGTGTACCAGTGAAATACTGTGGAACTGGATTTTTACTCATAATTAATGCAGCTTGTAATGCGCCAAATCCTGCTGCAATTGCTGCTTGAATATATCCTTTTGGTGTAGGGTCTTTAGCGATAGCCATTGAAGCACCTACTAAACCATTAATAATAGCTTGTTGCGCACTAGCCTTTTGTTGTGCTTTAGCTTTCTGTGCTTCTAATATTTTTTCTCTATATTCTTGTTGCAATCTTAATGTACGTGCTTCATCTTCTAATGCATTTCTTTCATCTATTTGCTCTTGTGTTTTTTCTTGAATAGCATTAATAGTATTTAGCCTTTCAGTAACAAATTCTATTTCTTGGTCTGTTAAATTTCTAGTCCTTTCAATCTCAGCATCTAACATCGCCATTCTTTCATCTGTTTGTTGAGATATAATATCATTCATTACAGCACCTATTAATTTAGCACTTTGAGCCATTGCCTCTCTAAAAGTAACCGTTTTATTAATTACAGCCGAATAAATGGAATCAAAAGTGTCTGAAAATTGTTGTGCTGCATTATCTAAACCTAATGTAGATAATAACGAACTTGCGCCTTCTTTAAATGATGATAATTTTCTTAATTCTTCATCATTTTTATTTACTTTTTTCTGCCTTTCTATATCATCATTAGATGCATTTAATTTAGCAATTTCTGCATTTCCTGAAAATAATGACTTTGTCTCGTCAGTAGTTAAAGGTACATTAGCTAACATTTTTGCTTTAGCAACTAATTGTAATTGCTCTATTTCTTTTATTCTGGCATCATTTAATTCTTTTTGCTTTGTAAGTTGATTTTGTTTTAACTCATAATCTTTTTCATCTTGTGTTAAACGTTTATTCCCTATGATTAAGGATTCTGCTTCTGCTGAGTTTTTCTCTATTAATAATTCGTTAAATTCAGTCATATATTTAACATCATCTTCATAGGCTTTTGGCAATTTAGATTGTAAAGCAATACGTTTTTGCATTAACTCCTCACTTTTTTGGAACGCTTCTTGTTCAATTTCAAAAGTAGATTGATGTAAAGATTTGGCTAAGTCTATTAATTCTTTATAGTGTCTAGTATTTTCATCTTCTTGTTTTTTGTTATTTTCAAATAACAATTTTAATCTTTCTTGTTCTGAAATAAATTGATTATTGGTTATCTCTGATTCTTCTGTGTCTATTTCTTCTTTCCTTGTTTTATGATAAGCGTTTAAATTTTTAATTTGTAAATCATATATTTCTTTATCTGAACTTAATATTTCATTCCACGCTTTCCTTTTAACAGAAGCCTCTATCTGCTTTTCTTTTGCATTTTTACCGTTTAAATAATCACTTATTGCATCCCTATACTTTTGTATTATTTTAATATATTCTTTCCAATAATCTTCTTCTGTTATTGTGCTTTCTCTAAGTTTTTTTTGTTGAACTACAATTGCCTCGTCTCTTACAGCTTGTTGTTCTGCAATATAATCTTTTTGGTCAGCGGTTAAAGAAGAAGGTTTATCTTTTTTAGGTTTATCTGTTTTTACTTCTGGTATTTTATCAGCATCATAATCAGCGGCTGTTTCATTTAATTTAGTTAATTTATTTATAAGAAATTTATCTCTTTGTTCTTTATATTTAAAAAAATCTTGTAATTCTTTTCTTTCTAATTCTAATCTTTTTTCTTGTGCTTTTATATAATCTTCATTTGAAATTACAACATCTGGGGTTTTTTCAATTAATGAACCTTTGAAAACAACATCTTTTCCAGTTCTTTTTTTATTTGCAATTTCTATCTTTGTTTGTCCTATTTTATCATAAATTTCTTGTTCTTGTTCTAAATCTTTATCTGCACGTTCTGCTAATTTTTTTTCTATTGCTTTTGCTTGTGAACTCGCTAAAATAGCTTCTTTTAAATTTTTATATTTGTTAATAGCTTTTCCTAACATTATTATCTCAACACTCATATTTTTAAAATATGAAGGATATAAGTCTTGAAGTTTATAAGTTGCTTTTAATCTTTGCTCTCTCGATAATGCTTCATTTGTTGCGACTCTATAAAGTGTTTCTAGTTTTGAAATTTCAGAAGCTGCGTTTTTGTTTCCCTCTTTTCTTGTATCATTTAGAATTTTTTGTTTTTCGGCTAAACTTTCAACTATTTTACCTCCATTTATCATTTTTCTTGTCCAATCTACTAATTCAGCACCATAAACTGTTAATAATGTAATACCTACAGATAAAATTGTATGCCAACTAAATAATGAACTAGCAAATTGTTTCCAAACTGGTGTCGCTTTTTGTCCGCTAGCTGTTAATTCTTGGTTTTTAATCTTAGCAATGTTAAAGGCATCTACTAAAATAGGTATGTTGTTAGAGATAGCCATAAAACCAGTTTGGATATTCCACGCAAAAGCAGGAGCTTCACGTGTTAATTGGTTTACGGCATTACTCATTTCATTAAACCCTTTCTTGTAATTACCTACATTTCTTTGGTGTTTGCCCATTGAAGCATCAGTGGCTTTTAATGCGTCATCGTATTCTTTTATACGTTTTTTTAGATACTCATATCTTTCAATTTCTACTTTTGTTAAATTAGCACCTCTTTGTTTTCTTATGTCTAAATCAGAATAGTCTTTTTGTAGTTTTTTTAGTTGAACATCCATCACAGAATAAGCATTTGTAGTTTGCTCTACCTCTTTTCTTTTTCTAGCTTCTAATCTTGCTTCTTGCTCTGCTAATCTATTTGCTGTTATTTTTTCCTTATTAAGTTGTTGATTAGCTTTTGATACATTAGCGGTTTCTCTAGCTTGTTTACTGGCTAAATTTGAAAGTTTACCCTCTAAGTCAATTCTTTTTTCATCTAATGAGTTTATCTTTTTAAGCAATGATTCTAATTTAGCGGTTTCATTAGTAAAATCTTTAACACCTGCATTCATTAAACCTTCACTAATTTTGTCTGTAACGTTTATTAAACCCTTAAACTCTGTAATCAAAGGTGTAATCGCTGCCTTTACTTTATTTAATTCATCAATCGTTTCTTGCGCTTGAATTATTGCTAATTTATTTTCCATTGCTTATATTGTTTAACTGTTCCGCTTTCTTAATTGCTAATTTCTGATAAATCCCAAATTGGTATAAAGTAGTCTTTTCTACATCTATTACCGTTTCTAATGATAATGCAACATTTATAACTACTTCATTAATGTCTATTTCTTCACCATCTAAGTCCTCTTTTATTAATTTATCACTTAATTCATTTATTTGTCTAATATAAAAGTTTACTTTGCTTTGTATAATGTCTTTTTGGCTTGATATATTGTCTTTCTTTTGTATTTTGAATCCTTGTATCAATTCTTCGTATTCTTGCTTTAAATCGGGCATTCCGTTGTTTTCTGCTAACTTATTATAATTTTCTATTAAAGATAAAAAATCAGTTAATAAACTCAAATTGATTATTTGTATTTTCATCTTTTCTATCTTAGACAACATTGTTACTTTTTTATTGTAATTGTTGGTCTCTGATACAAAGTCTTTTACTATTTCGTTAAATTTTTCTTCACATTCTTTAATATCCGCTCCTTCTATCGCTTCTCCATCGTAACCTTTGATAACATAGAAAAAATCCTTTGTATCAACTATTCTTATATAATTGAACAAAGGAAATTCTTTTGAATCTTTATAATATTTCATCTTTTATTGTGAACATGGGTGTTCGCTAGTGTTAAACCATTCTATCTCTCCTTTTACATTATAATATCCTCTTGACCTTGCTATGTCATTTGGATTTATGCCTTTAGGTACGTGTGCTATTTTTAATTCTCCTTTAGGTGTAATGTGATAAATAAAAGTTTCTTCGTGGTCGTGATGAGCCTTTAACCTTGCACAATCATCTATAACTAATGGTTTGTTACAATTACACATTTAAAATAATATTTAATAGTTTTTGTCTTAATTCAGGAATGTTTTCTAATTGTATTTGCTCTATTTGTTTTTGTGGTAAACCTAAGTATGTACTTCCAAATTCTAAAATATATTTTGCATTACTCTTTTGAAAAAACCTTACCGAATTTGATGTTACAGAAACGGTAATTCCAGCGTGCAATTTACCACTTAACTTTAAATCCCATCTGCCTCTGTTATTAGGATTCATTCTATATTTCATAAATCCATATTCACCATTTTTCCACGTTTCTGAATAAAGGGGCATTTCCGCCCCTTTTCCATCTTTTCCTAACAATAGGTTTTGTCTGTTTAATTCAGCTAAATCATCTTTTCCTAAAGACTCTTTAACCAATCTATTCACTTGGCTTATCCCCTTTGTTAGGTTTCTTTGAAGTTGTATCGGTGTTAGCATAATCTTTAGCGATTTTCTTCAATTCTGATTCACTCTTATAAGGTAAATGTTTTGATAAAAACTCTACCCCTTCCTCTATACTCGCAAATTTTTCAGCAATAGAAAAACTTACATTTTCTACCTTAAATGCTATCATTATGTAGTGATTACAGAATTAGATTCACCATAGTAATAAAACTCATTGTTTTTAGCTACACCATAAGTATTACTAGTTGAGTTTTTAGTTACTAATTTTACTGTTTTACCTGCTCCAAATGCTGTCACCGTAAAAGTTAGAACATTACCGTTTTGTACTACCGCACTTGGTGCATTGTAAGTAACAACTCCAGCATTATTTTTTACCTCAAATGTAAATGCAGAAGAAGTAGCAAAATTATCTACTGTAGATGCACATAATTCAGAAATATTTACTGCTACGCTTGTGGCTACACCAGTGATAACAGTTGGTAAAACCATTCTAAGTCCTTTAATCGGTGTAATTTCATCAAATTGGAAGTCTAAAGCACTTACCAAAATAGAATTAGTAGCCCAATCTCTTGAACCTTTAGGCGTTAAATCTACCATTAATTGTGAACCACTTACATCTGCTGTTAAAGGCAAATCAAATACTCCTGTAAATAGGTTAGATTCAAAACCTCCCGCTTCACCATCGCTAAATTGGTTTAAGATAGTTGAACGATCCTCTAATACTGGTGCAAAAGACCATAATCTTGAATTGTTCAATTTTTCCATTTCATTGTTGAAACAGTTTCCTTCATCGAATGTAAAACTCCATCCTTTGATTGCTTTTACTTTTTGGCTTCTTTGCCCTTGAATAGAAGTAGCATATTGAGCATCTTGGTTAGCGTTATCTTTTTGGAATGGTTCTAAATAACCTATCCATTTACCCGTTTCAATTAATTCATCTAAAGCATCTTTGTCGAAGGTAGATAAATCAATTCTTACATCTCGTCTGATAAGGTTAAACCCTACCATCATTTTGTTTGCGCATTTAATGCCACCTAATGCAGGTAAAAACTCTGATTGGTCGCAAGAATTTATTTTTAACATAATTTTAAAATTTTTATAAGTAACAATTAGTTTTTATTAAAAGGTCGCATTCTATTACAATTGCATCCCATATATCCGTAGATACGTTATCTCTTGCACTATCGTTATCATAGTTATTAGTACCGTATCTAGTTATTATCTCACTTACACTATTAAAAGGCAATGAAGTTGAAGTAAAATTTGTTCCACTTATACTTATTCCTTTGGATTTTCTTATTTTATCAATAAATTTTTCCTTTAAGGTGTAAAGTAATTCATTGTAAGTGGTGGAAAATCTTGTTTTAGGGTAATCTGTCTGACTTCCTTTTGTTATTAAGAAAAACCTACACCCTTGTAATAAAAGTGTCTTATTTCCCCTATTAACAGGCTCAACCATTCTATATCCACTCTCTAACCATATCATAGGATATTTGGTTACTTTTGAGTTTAATACCCTTGTTAATTCAATTAGGTCTGATTCATTGTAATTAACTATGAAATAATCCCCAAAAAAGTCTATATTAATAGTCTTATCGAGTAAATCATATAATATTAAGTTACAATTTATCATAATCCAAAAGAGTTTTTAACTTTTAATGATATTCCTTTATAATTTTCAGGTAATAACGGATATTGGTCTTTATTATCTACCAAGAACTTAATTAATGATACATAAGTACCTGAATTGCTTTGGCAATAATAATCTATACCTCTATCTAGCATTATAAATGGGTTTCCATCATCGGTATAGCCACTTACATTTGCAAAATCACCTGAATATTCACTTACAAATCTATTCCAAGCATCTACCATCTTAGGAATTGAAGAAGCAGGTAATCCTACCTTTGTTTTAATCTTCGCTTGCCCAAATTCGGTAGTTTGAGTAATATTTATTTCCCAATATTGATGATATACATAAGGCACTAATAAAGAATATTTCTTATCAAAGTCCACTAAACCTTTAAAGTAATAATCTTTACCGTCTTTTGAATACATAGCACCCTTGAATAACTTTTGGTAATTCTCAGGTGCTAATGTATCTATATCTCCATCTACAATGTAAGTTATAAAATCCTCATACATTGGAATACCAAATGTCTTAGACAAAACATCTTCCTCTGAGGTCTCTATAAGAGTTTCTAAATCCATTTGTAAAACCAAATTAGGCTCTGGCTCATTCAAATTAGGTAGTTTATATCTACCACTTTGGAAGTACGTTTTATTTAATATCATTGGTTACTTTTTTGTAGATTTTACTTCTTTTTCTTGTTTAGGCTTTTCGGCTATTCCTAGTTCTAACCATTTATTAGCAACTGATTGGTCTTTAATATCCAATACTTCACCTTTTTTGTGGTCTCCTAAGTCTTTTAATAATTTAAGTTCCATCTCTTACGGTTTTGTGATTGCTGTTTTAATAGTTGCAATATCATCATAGATAAACGCTTGTTCGTCTAATTTTTTAACGAATGCGTGGAATCTTGATTCTCCCAAAATTACAAATTGGTTTTTGATGAAATCATCATTTACCCAACCAATTTTTACGGTATAGCTTAAATAGTTTGTAGTGTTATATTTACTCATATCAGCTACAAATATTTTACCAGCAGGAATACTTTCTTCTGGGATAATTGTTACCCCTCCAATAGTTACTTGATTGAATAACGAAGCACTAGGATATAGAGGTAAACCATTAGCATCTTTTGCTGAAACTAATTGAATGAAGAAATCATTTGGATTTACCATTACCAAGTTAGCCATATAAGGCATTTCATCTTGATAATTATGAGTAGTATAAATATCTGTGATACAAGCATTCACTACATCCATAAAGTTAGGATTTACTACTGATGTTGCTAATGCGCCAGCAGAAAATGCTCTACCATATACGGTTGCTCCTTTAGGATTAGGTGCTATACCATCACCAAACAAGATAGATTTTGATTTTTTAAGATTGTGTTTTTTGAATAGATAATCTCTAGCAACACTTTCTAAACCGTTAATATCTTGTACTGATTCTTCTGTTAATCTTTCCCAAGCTGCTATTTTTACTGGCTTAGCATAGTTAGTTTCCCAAGAGAAATCAATTTGAGGTTTAGCAGTACCCTCCGCTACAAAAGCATAATCACCATCTTTTGGTTTAGCTTCCGTGTATGGATAAGCAGCAAGGTTAGTGTTAAATTGAGTAGTCAATTGTAAAACACCCATTTGTCTCAAATTAACATTTGATAACGGTGCTTGTTGTGTCCCCGTAATTGCAGGAGGTGCTGTGTTTACACCATTTGCAGTAGTAATATCTGCTACCGCTTTAACTTGAAACTCTACAAATCCGTTTCCTGATTTATAAGCCTTAGCAATTTCATCTTGCTTTTCTTTAATTGCTTTTAACAATTCATTTTCAACATTCATTCCTTTGCTATTTTTTGCTAATTCATCAATAACGGTTTTAATTTCAGACATATCAGTTTTTACCGCTTCTACTGATTGGTTAATTTCTGTTGTTTTTGCACCAATAGTAGTCTCTAATTCACTCTTTACTGAATCAATTTTAGATTCTGTTTCTTTTTTAGCTGTGGTTACTTTCTCATTCACCAATTCAGCAACTTGTTTTTCAATTTCCATAATTAAAATAATAAATTTTTAAATTTTTCAATGTCGAATGGCTGTTCTTGATGAATGCCTTTTTCACTATTTTGAATGTCTTGCGACTGTTCTACTTCTAAAGTAGGTGTATATGCGTTACTTCCATGAGGTACTGCTGCACCACCCATTACGTGCGCTTGTTTTACAAACCATACATCATCTATCTCATCATACATATCAGGAGTAACATTTTTAGCATATTTAATATAAGTATCAAAAATTTCTTTGTTTTCTGGGTATCTTTTATCGTTTATTCCTAGTAAAATGTCTTTATATTGCATTTCTACACTATGATTATTGATATTTCCGCCCTTATAAGCATCATATAAAGGTGTTTTTTTATCATTATCATAAGGGCTTTTCTCGTCTATAATCGCATTAAATACTAATGCTTGTGTTGTGCCATCAAAATTATATCCTAATGCCTTAAAAGTAGTGTTTACTGCGTAGGCTTCTACTTTATTAGAGATTATATTCTCAAAATCTCTCTTATGGTTATTATTTAGATAGACAAACTTAGTTTCTTTCAAAGATTTATTCCAAAGGTTATCTAAATGAACATCACCGTGAGAATCTAAGATATTAGTAGTATTAATAACTGCTGAAACACCTATTTGTCCGCTCTTAAACGAATTAAACGGTCTTACACCATCTATACCTTTGATAATTTCGTTATTTTCGGGTAAAATCAAGAAACCACCACAAGCATCTGCGTGTTTTACTTGCATTTTTTTCATAGAAATTAAGTCGTTTTTGTGGGCATATAACCACTCTAAACGCTCATCTCTGCTTTTGAAAGTTGGTTCTTTTATCATTTTTATTGATTATTTCGTTATTATTAACCATTTTAATCTTTTTAACTACTTTTTTAACAATTTCGTTATCTCCTTGATACTTTATTAAGTCATCTAATCTAATTTTTGGCATAACTGTTTAAATTAAGTCGTCAAATCCATTTTTTTTCATAAATTCCTCTAAATCCATAGAAACACCTAATAATTTAGCTTTTTCATAGGCATCTAATAGATTTTTTAATGCTGTGGTCTTTTTTACTAAACCATCATTACGCTCAACACCATCTACCGCTATAATACTAGGTAAATGATTATAATCACCTACTAACTTAGTACCTCTTGATTGAAAATACCAATTATATTTATTTATATAACCGTTTAATATTCTATCTGAAATACTTGCACATATCAACTTAGCAAATCTAGCTTCTGCATATTGTTGATTTTCGTAGGTGCTACCTCTTTCTTTGGTATCTATAAGGTCGTTTGGTATATTATATCTTTGTTTTACGGCTTCTTTAGCCATATTTTCGTAGTTATTGTAGTTTAACTTAGCACTATCCGTTAATAATGATAAGTAAGACAACTCCTCATTTGCTGCAATGATACCTCCCGTTTTACCTAAACCAGCACCATATTTACCCAAACCATTAACTTTTGTTTCAATATCTGCTTTCTCAGCACCACCTAAAGGCACTATATTATTTCCGTTTTTCTTACTTAAAACACCTAACACAGGAGCAGAAGTAAGATAAGCCATTGAATCTGAAATATTTGTTAAGGTTTGTAGTTGATAAGCTAAAGAAGTAACCCTAGAATGTGGCAAAAAGTAAGTTTTTGAGTAGTTTTCTCTTTTCATTGAATAAGGTAAACTATCATAGATGAAAAGTATCTCATTCATTGTGTAATCCCTTTTTACTCCTTCTTCTAAATCTTCTAATACTGGTAAACTAGAATAAATCCAAGATGTTAATATGTAACGGTCTTTAATTTCAGGAAACATCAATCTGTTAAACTGCAAATTGTATATTTCAGAGCTAGAATCTATCCTTTTTCTATTTGAAGTATTCAAATATTGTACATTTAGCCCATTTACTAATATATGAATAGCACTTTCCTTTAAAAATGACATTCTATCTTGCAATTTGTTAGGGTTGTTTAGTAGTTTAATAAAATCAGTTTCGCCTAAATCGTCTCCATTATCACCAACCTCTTTAATGTTAACACTTGCTACGGTGTCAGCAATTAAGTCAACGCACGTTGCTAAAAAAGGAATTTCTTCATAATAATCTAAATAATTATCTTTTAATCGAAAATATTTCTTAGAACCGAACATTGAAAACAAACCCCTACTCATTTCCAAATTATAGGTGTGAGTACCATCACTTAATCGAGCATAAGTGGGAAAACCAAAGAAACTTTTAACTGCGTTTGTTATTTTCACTACTAATTTTTTACAAAATTATACAATTTATTTTTAATTATTCTAAATAAATTTAATATTTTTTATATATTTATTCCAAAATACTCTTTACAACCCCATACCCCATACTCTATTGAGTTCATCGCATGGTCGTCTTTCTTAATAGGCTTCTCAGTAGGCCTTCCATTGATAAACTCCCATTGGTATTTATCATATTCGTTTTTTATCTCATCACCTTCATCCATTACGTAGTAGATTTTCATCTTATTTATAAAATCAAACCTTTCTTTATATCCAGGTTTATTAACAGGAAAAATATTTAATCTATGGGTTAGTCTTAGCTCGTTAATCATTCTTACGTTATTGCTTATATCTCTATCTTGACTATCTGCAAATATATACGTTACATCTCCAACTGGTACTCCATTTTTTACCATTTCATCACCTAAGCCACTTACCATACTTAAAATAGGCTTATAGATTAAACTCCTGATGTAAAAACTACTATCACCATCATATAAAACTTCAACACAAGCACTAGGATTTCTAAAGCCAAAGTCTAAACCATACATAGGGGTAGTATCTAAACTTCTTTTTATAGCATCGTATTTCTCTCTTTTTATTCCTTCCCATCCGCTATAAATTTTATTTGGACTTTCACTAGCCAACCCTCTACCATATACCATCCAATGATAAAGACTTTTTGTTTCATTCATCTCATTGGTTAAGCACCTTTGCAACTCAGCTAACTCTTTTTTAGTAAATCCTAATTCGTTTTTAACAGAATCATATTTAAAAGCATCTACCTCACTTATCCTACCATCTAAAACAGCACTAAACTGCTCCATAGGTTGATAGCTCCATATTTGCTTTTTCATATTCAAAGGACAATAAGGATTATCCTCGAAAGTACTATACAATGTTATGCAATCTTCATCTTTCTTATATATGTTAATGAAGTGGTCAGACTTAGGATTCCAGTCAAATAAAATAAATTTACTTGTCCTTTGCTTTAATTGTAAAAATACCTCTTTACTAAATCCATAAGGCTCATTTAACCAAGCTATATCTTGTGTCATACCCATAGCTTCATCTTCATCATCTAACCCAGTAAACTTTAACGTACTTCCACTTCCTATCATTGTCCACACATGGTTAGTCTTATTCCTATCAAAGAACCTAGTTAAATTCTCTTCCTTTAAAAAAGCATCCATCTCCTCAATAGTTATTAAACCATCTTCATACTGCTTTTTCCTTAACATCGGGTCACTTGCCCACTTAACAAAATCATCCTCTACAATAGAATAACAACTAGCCTTAGTATCTCTAAACACCTTAATACGTAAATTAGTTGCCTTATACATCTGAACAAACAAAACCTGAAAATTACTCCATGTCTTACTACTCCTAGATGAACCCTCTTCAACTATTAAGTTATATCCATCGTCAACAGCCTTAGATATATCTTCATAAACTTTAGTTGCTAAAAAATTAACATTACTCATCTTTTACATCTTTTTCTAAATCTTCCATTAATTTATAAAATTTCTTAACCTGATAGGCTTTATAAAAAAACCAAAATAATGTCATAACAACGTAAACAACGCTCAAAAATAACATTGCCCAAAACACTATAAATCCAAACCAATAATAAAACGATTCCATAATATATTTTTTTTAAAAGTTAATATTTTTAACCAATACCACCAAAAGTAGTTAATTTTATATAAGTTTTTTAAACTCTTGTCTCCAAAATTCCCGATATTGTATCTCGCAAACTATTAATATTTTTAACTTATACTTTTCTTACATCCAAAACTAAAAAATAAAAAATTTACTTCCCAATTTCAAATCAACCCCACCTATATGCGAAAAACGCATTAAACACACCAAAAATCAATTATCTCCTACTAAGTAATACAAATATACGCAAAACATTCAAAGTAAGCTAAAATGCTACTCTACGCCATTTATATCAAGTATATCTAAGTTATCTTCTACTCCATACTTACCATTCCTATCCGTTTTACTTAAATTCAACCTACATATTCCCACTTCACTAACCTCCTCTATTATCTCAGCATCTAATGCCTTTAAATTGTTTTTGGATTTTGTGTGTGTGGTGGTGGATTTACCCCCTTTTCCCTCCCCGTTGGGTGCGAATTTGCTATGCACTGCATAGCTTTTTTCAAGCCCTTTTTCCGCCCCGTTTGGCGCACTTTTTTTAATGCTTATCTGCTGGGGTTCGTCTTCGTATTTGTTCACTTGAATGTTTATTTGTGTTATTGTATTGGATTGTTTGCCAGTGTGTTCAATTTCCAATTTGTCTCCGTATTCATTAGGGAGTACCTTTGATGCGTACCATTTTAGAGTATCGCCTATTAGCCTGTCCCTTTGAACCTGAACATTGTCTCGCTTGCCGTTGTACACATCGTTTGAGTCATCGGTAATCCTCAAAAAATAATCGTTGAGCCACTTCTGAACCTGCATTTTGCGTGAAGTGTTGTAATCTTCTAAATGACTTTTGTCTTTACTAATCCAATTATAAAAAGTTTTGAAAGATATTCCTTTCTCTTTACAGGCAATGGATATGTTTACTCCTTCGCTTACTTCTGCTAGTATCTCAGTTATTACTTTATCTTGTTGTTCTTTTGTTTTATGTTTGTTTGTTTGATTACTATTAATAGGGGTTTGTAGTTCTTTGGGTTTTATTAGTTCGTTAAGCTGGCTTTTCTTTATAGTGTTTGCAAGTCTTGGCTTAGTTGGTTCTTTCTATTGTGGCTGGCTTTTCATTTGTTCTATTGTATTGTTGTAAGTTCTTTTATATTGGCTGTTAGAATAAGTGCAATTTTTTGCACTTACTTAGATACAAAGTTAAAAAATAGTTTTTAAAATTGATTTTAGGGCATAAAAA